TGAGGACTTGCCATATCAAAAATATTTTGAGCATTTGTGCCAACATTCATTCCAGCATTTAAAAGGTTTTGTCCTGCTTGAGAAGCTAACGAACCAAATCCTTGATTACCTAATACCTGCTGATTAATAAGATTATATGCACCCATTTGAGATGGGTCTAAACCTGCTACAGTATCTCCTTGATACATACCACCAGCTAATGCATTTTGAAGTGCATTTTGAGCTTGTCCAAAACCAAATCCTTGATACGGACTAGCTAGGTTAAAACCTGCCATTTGTGCATCCAGTGCTTGTTGAGCAGCTTTCTTTTTATCTTTAGCTTCTAGATATTTACTACCTGCTCCTAAAAGTCCTCCTACTATTGCTCCGAACATAATTTATAGTCCTCCTGCTGCTAATCTGTCTTCAGCAGTTTTTAGTGCTTCTTTTAAGTTACGGACTGCTACTTCTAACTTCTGCAGTTCTCTATCTAAGTAGTAAACAATACTGTCATCAAAATTTGGTCTTTGACCTCTATTATATATTTCTACTGTTTGGCTTGTTTGTGTGGGCATTATCTTCTTCCAGTTGTTAAGACATCCATATCAAATCCACTCACACTAAAATCTTTTCCATTAGTTTCTCTAATTTCATAATTTAAATATCTACCAGCTAAACGTGTATCTATTTTGTAGTCCGTTGTTGGAGTGAAGCTTTTGCTTAAGGATGTTGAAAATGTATTTGTTGGAGTATCGTTTGCTCCAAAATTAAATGTTAAAGAACCAGTTGTGATGGTGGCTTGGGGATATATATTTCTGATATTTTTGTATCCAGATAAGGGTACTCCCTGCTCATCCAAATCAATCTGATTTCTCCTCGCAATCGTGGTATTAAGTACTCTGGTAGAAGCAGGTTTTGCAATAGAACCACTGTCCACATTATCAAGTACAGCGATTTCTTTGACATTATGAGTTGAGCTTCCGTGAGGTTCGGTTACGAATATTGCCCTTCTTATAAAATCTTGTGCATCTTGTGATGCATAAGTGAACCCACCATTATTATAAGTTAATGATGTATTGTTGTAAGTTGCTACAGATAAGTTAAGACTTGCAGAAGTTGCTGATGAGACATTGGGTAAATCTATAAATGCCCAAGTATTATTTACGATATTATAAACTGCAGCTCTATTACATCTTGCAGTAGCATTTAAATCAGTTGGAACAAATGCATCTCCAGAGGTGTAACAAAACAAGACTTCTTTAGAGACACCATTATAAGTTACAAAAAATGACTTACTTACCTCACCAGAATTGTCTGAAGTATTTATTCCATTATAGATAAAGTTTCGTACACGTTCATCTGCTATAGTTTGCTTGGTAGTACCATCGTGGACATAAATATCATCTAATCCAAAACAATAGTGTTTACCTTCAACTTCAACTACGCTGTTCGTATTTATTAAACCAGTTTTATCAAAGACTTTATTAAATGTGAAAATGTCAGAACCACCTACATATTCCATTCTCCAAACTTGGTTTCGTGAGTATATGTAAAATGCATTTCTTAATTGCCTACCATCAACTATTTCAGTTGGCATATCAGCAATAGTATTTTCACCAGCTAATAGACTTGCATTTGTTTCATCCCATGAGGGATTAGAACCATCAACTTTAAGGTCAGACCATTTGACCATTGTTGGATGACTAGTTGTATTTTTCGTAATATTTAAAGCTATAAGAAAACTATTAAATGAACGAATAATTCTACATCTTTCGTTAGCATCCCAATTAGCTAAATCTCCAAAGTTACCACCAGAAGATAATGCTAAATATTGAGGAACTCTGTCTGGTCTAGTTATGTAAAAGCCACTGTCAAAAACGATGCCAGTATATTGTTCATTTGAATTGTATGAACCACCACCAGAAAGTTTTGAGGTATAGCTGTTTGCTGACGGAGTATATTCGTACAAATTATAGTCAGTACTCGCCACTATTATTCTGTCAAAACCAGATGCTTGAGTTCCACCAATAATAAATCTTCCTACATTGGCAGTTGTGGTAGTACCTAATGATTTAAAAGCTATTGACCTTTTTACCTTACCTTCATCAAAACGTGCATTGATAGCTATATCAAATCCATTATTAGGTAAATCCCAAGGACTAGCATCTGGAACAGCACCTATTTGTCCAAGGTTTCTTACTTGAATATTAGGCATTGTTTTATGTCTTTATACAGTAATTAAGAATTATAGATGGCTGTACTATTGGATGAGCTGCACTTGCATTAGCTGTTGAGTTATTTGCTATAGTTCCAGACGATGTTGAATTTTGAATTGTACCACTAACTTGAGTACTACTAGTTGTTTTTGTTTGTCCACTAGCAAAGTTACCAGATGGTGTGCTTCCAGAAATGTCGTGAAAGTTATCTAATCCATGGGTTAATGTATGACTGTGACTATCACCAACAAAAGTGTGGTTATGAGGGTTCATAGTTAATCCATGTGTATGGGCTGGCACACCACTTTGGGCTGCTGTTAAGGTATGACCTTGGCTTCCACCTACATTACCTAATGCTGTAGAAGTTAATCCAACTAAGGCATTTGTAATTCTATTTTGTGAACCTTCTTTACCAACTGGAACTCTACCAGTTAAATCTGGAATATTAAATGTAGAGGAACTATCACCTACTCCATAAGTTGTAGAAATAATTCCAAATAGTACTGAATATGTGCTTCTACTGATTGCACTTCCATCACAAATAAGCCAACCACTAGGAGCAGATGAACCTGCATATACTATTATACTACCAGATGGCATTGTGAAGAAACTAGATGGTATAGAATTAATCGTAGAGTGTGTTGCTGTTACTGCTCCAGTTATATTAGGAAAAGTAGTTTTGATTGCAGCTTTCACTAGACGTAAATGGTCATCTGCTTCAGATATATTATCAGTCGCAGTTGGGTTACTAGTGTTCAAGTCACTTATGTAAGTTGCACTTTCTAATGCCATATTTAATTACCTTTATTTATCATTTTTTTCAGAAGCCCACTCACCACTCCATTGTCTCAACAACAACAACAAGCACCTTTAGCTCTGTTTTTAAATTGAAATATTTTTTTAGGTAGGCAGGGTTACTTTTGCAGTGTGAACCTAAAAGTTTTGTAGGTAGATATAAGTATACCTAATGCTAAGTCGTTGTATTTGTTATGTTTGCAACGGATGGTGTATCCGATGCTCTATAAAAATGTATGTGATGCTCTCAGACATTAGTTTTTTTTCTGAAACTTTTTGGTAACCCAGCCGAAGTGTTCGTACAAAATTGGGATTACTTTCCCTTCTGTTGAGGTAAGCAGTAAAACTGGAAGCTAGACTGACCAGCTAACACTTGGTGATGACCTTGAGCCTTTAGTTCTTCTACTGTTTCTAAACATCTATCTAAATCTGAGAAGCTTATTGTTCTATCCTCAAGTATCTCACTGTTGAATAGAACAACAAGAACCCAAAACATTCTTACAAAACTATTCCTATGAAAATACCAATCGTTAACCATACAAAAGCAAAGTATGCACTTCTAGCTACATCACTGAGAAACTTCTTACCGATTTCTTCTAGTGCTTGTAGTGTGAAGTCTGGTATTTTCATGTAGTCTTTTCCTTTTTAGTTATTGTCTGCGAAGTTACATTAGAGAACCTTAGTCCTCTCTTAGGTATGAAGATTTGACAGAAGCTCTACGTTTGCTCTGGGTAATCCATCTTCACACAAAGATGCATCCCTTTTTCATATTTAGGATGAGACATAATAATATCTCTCGCAGTTCCTATTGCTTGATGACAAGCTTCTTGAGTTGGATATGGTGTAACTGGTGGTGGCAATATGTGCCACTCTGGAACACCAGACCATATCACAAGGATAATTGGTATCCACATTGTATTCTCCTATAATTTTATGGGTTGTTAGTTTTCGTTGTATCCACAACAGATGGTCAAAAGGTTGCCTTGTTTAGCAACACAACCACCACAAATATCATTCGCTAGACCTGCTAGAATAAGCATTAAGATATAGAGAATGAATGGAACTTTGACGATGTTCCACATTATCTAATCGGACAAGCACCACCTTCACAATCGTCTTCAAGTTCATCAACCATGATGCCTTTATCATCTAAATCAAACTCTTTGAGTTGCTTTACATATTCATCAAATTTAGATTTGCTTGTGACTTCTTGTGGAAGATATGGATAGCCTAAATCTTTGGCTGACTTAGTAGGGTCATTTCTATAAAGGAATGAAACACCAACGTAAGTATCCCAATTATCTAGTATCCAAGTTATCATTTGTGGAACTTCTTCTGGACTGTATGAAATAGTTACACTGCAGTTATGGTCTACATAATTATCCATAAGCAATTTATACCTATTTAGCTGAGTGATAGCTGGTTCAATATTAACTTCTAATCCATCTACTTCTGTAAAATCTACATCATCCCAAGCAATAGGAAACGTAACTATACTTCCAGTATTATCATATGGATTGTTCTGAACTCTGTAGTTTGCAGCTTCTAGCTTCTTCACAAGAGGGTCATCTGATTGGAAGTTTACATTGTTAAAGATGTATCTTCCTAATGGCTTATGAACTCCTTCAGTTGTGTCCATAATCTTACTAATTGTTCCAGAAGGTTTTACTGTTGTGACAGCTTGTGGCAATGGAAGTCCTAATTCTTTTGCCATACTTTCAGCACCAAGTTTAGCTTCTCTCTTCAATGCCTTGTAATGGTCTTGGCTATCTTTATATTCCCAACGAACTATTCCAGTTAATCCAACTCCACATAGTCTTAAGAAGTTATTACTTTCATTCCAAGCTTTAGACAAAATACCATCATCTAGATTGACACAAGTTTGTCTGTAGTTTGCTCTAGCTATTAGTTTAATTGCACGAAGTAATCCTTGGAAATCTCCATTGAACTTTGCTAAATCAACTTCCACTAAGTTACAGAAACTACCTGCTCCACTAA